GACGCCCGTGCGGCTGCCCGATGTTCTTCAAGGACCGCAAGGAAGCGGCCAAGAGCTACCGGGGTCCGTCGCCGAGCATCAAGGTTCTCTTCAAGCTCGCTGACGATCCGGAGCTTGGTCTGTTCGCGTTCCAGTCCGGCGCGTGGACCATGGCTGAGGTTCTTCACGAGTACGAGGAGGCCATAGACCGTGTGGGCGGTGAGGTTGTCGCCGATATGCGGCTTGAGCTGGTGAAGTTCACGACCAAGGCGGGTCAGAACGTGGAGTATCGCAAGCCGGTGCTTGAGAACATCCGCTCTTACAACGCTGCCATTGCGGAGTAGGCATGAGCGAGTCGCGTGAGTGGCGAGTGTACGACGAGACGCACATTCTGAACGCTGACGCACTGGCGCGAATCACCCTGAGGCAGGCGGCGGATGAGGATGTCCGCCGTCCCCTCTGGGAGTTCCCGCCGAATGAGCGTCGGGCGGTTCTGCATGAGCGTGCACGCCGATGGGGAGCGCCCAACGGCGAAGACGATTTCGATCCCGAATACCGCTGAGGAGAGACAGTGCTGACGGTTTCCGAGAACACGATCTATGAGACGACGCGTGCGGTTGTGGCTGAGAGCCCGGAGCGCATCTACAAGGCTCCGGAGGGCAGTCCGTACGAGCCCGGCATGTGCCTGTATTCGCACGGGGACGTGCCCGGTTGCCTGGTCGGTCAGGTTCTTCATCGTCTCGGCGTCCCGCTCGCTGAGTTCCACAAGCATGAGGGTCAGCCCGCCGGAGTGGTCATGTCGTCGCTGATCAACATCGTCGGCAACGACACTCGGGCCGGTCAGTTTCTTGACGCCGCTCAGGGTCAGCAGGACAGCGGGGAGAAGTGGGCAGACGCGCTCACTGCCGCTGAGGCGTACCTACCCTCTCCGGTGACCGTGTGAGCAAGCGCGGGGTAGTCACGGACTACGCGGGTGAGGAGCTGTACCGGGGTGACCTAGTGGCGTACGCGGTTCGGCACGGCAATCGGGTCCGGCTAACGGATGCGATCGTGCACAAGGTGACCGCGCGCAAGGTTGGGGGGCGGTTGCGGCCGATGCTGCTGCTCAAGCCAACCGGCGAAGAGTCGGGGTTCACGCGCCGCAAGTCTGCACGCGCTGTGTGGGTTGCCGCTGAGCATGTGCGGCTGATTAACCCTGGGGTGGCCGATCTGAAGTAGCGGCAAGGGAGTTGGGACCGGATGGGCACTGTGCCTGTCCGGTCCCTTTTTGCGTTGGGCATCTACGCACGTGCGTAGGTGAGGGAAGGAAGCATGATCAGAGTCGTTACGGAAGACCGCTCGCCAGCGATAGGGGACCTACGGGCGTGCGGAGTTGGGGACATCATCGTCATTCACAGGGACGCGACGTCGCGCCGTGACTGGCCTAGGTGTTGGGATGCCATCGGGGTTGCGTTCGTGCGTGGCGCGCTGGTGGTGCGCGGGTGAAGACGTGCGAGCTGTGCAGACGTGCGAAGCCTGAGGATGACTTTCTGGCGGGCAAGGCGCGCAAGCCTTCCCGTGCCTGCCGGACGTGTCGCGAGAAGCGCCGTAAGCAGCACGTCAAGGACTACTACCGGAAGCTTCCGCCGGACAAGCGGAACACGCTGACGATGGGGAAGCGCGCGGCCAAGTACGGCGTGCGGACGGAAGAGTACAGCCGGACGGAGATCCTGTACCGCTGGAAATACCGGTGTTGCTACTGCGATCGGCTAGCGGAGCACCTAGACCACGTGCATCCGCTGTCCAAGGGTGGTGAGGACGTGGCGAGCAACATCGTGCCCGCGTGTGCTCCCTGCAATCTGTCCAAGGGTGCGAAGACCCTTGCTGAGTGGGTGCTGTCGTGGCCAGGCATACGAGACATCTAGAGAGGGTCGAGAGGAGAGCTAATGCAATTTCGTGACATCCTGGCCCGCTTCGCCGACCCTGAGGCACAGTCGGACGGGGGATACCTCGCTGTCTGTCCGGCGCACGACGACTCGCGTCCGTCGCTTCGCATTTGGCGGGGCGACGATTTCAAGGTTCGACTCACATGCCGTACCGGCTGTGACACCAACGACGTACGAAAGGCTGCCGGTCTTGAGTGGACGGATCTATTTGACGCTAGGGGTGAGGGTGCCACTGTCCCGAAAGAGCGGCCGCAAATCGTGGGCATTGCGCATATCGCGGCGCTGGCGTCTTATGTAGACCGCCGTGCGGATGAGATGCGCCGGTTGAACACTGAGCCTGCAATCAGCGCAGCGACGTATGCCGAGGATCGTTTCGGTATCGACCCTGAGGCAGCGCATGAGCTGTCCCTTGGTGTTGACGCTGGCGAGCGTGACCCATTCAAGTACCGGGGGCGCGCATTCACGGCGTACCCGCGCCTCACGGTTCCGCTGTTCGACTTCAACGGCACTCCGCGCGGCTTGCAGGGTCGTGACCTCAGCGGGCAGTGTCCGGGCCGGTGGGTGTCGCTGAGCAACCCTCAGGGCGAACGCTGGGCCCCGTATGGCGTCTTTCGCGGTCAGGGTGGCTACGGTGTCACGCTGATCACTGAGGGGCCCGGAGACGCGCTCTCAGCGGTTTCTGTGGGCTACGACGCCGTTGCCGTTCGCGGTGCCGCTCTCGCTGGCTCACCGGAGCTGATTGAGGAGCTTGCGGCGGGGCTCAAGGGTTCGCAGGTGATCGCCTGTGGGGACGCCGATGCAGCGGGTCAGGGATTCTCTCTGCGGCTCGCTGAGGGGCTTTCGGCGCACGGTGTGACCGTTTACACGCTGGCGCTTCCTGCGGGTGTCAGTGACCTGTCTGAGTGGCGTGAGCGGGCTCCGCAGAACTTCGCTTCGGCGCTGCACACTGCGGTGAAGGCTGCACGCACGTCGGACGTGTCGCAGGTTGCCAAGCGGGATGAGGCACTGAACGAGCGCACTGGCGCGTCTGTCGTGACGTCTGACCAGGGTGACGATGCGGCTAAGGTGCTTGCCGGTCTGGTCGCGCGCTACGGCGAGTCGGACGCGATGAACGCTCACGCGCTGGTCGCCTGGACGGACGGGCGTATCAAGTTCGCCGCTGGGCTTGGCTTCTACACGTGGAATGGTCGCGTGTGGGAAAAGAGCGAAGTCAAGGTGCGGCAAGAGGTGCACCGTATGGGCGCAGCGCTGGTGCTGGCGGGCAAGCTTCCGGAGTCGCGGGGCTTCACGATGACGACGCGCATTGACGCGCTGCTGACGGAGCTTCGGAGTGTGCCGAGTGTCCACGTCGGCGCTGAGGATTTCGACGCACAGCGGCACTTGCTGAACTTCCGGAACGGCACAGTGGACCTGCGTACCGGCGTGATGGGTCCGCACGACAAGGCAGACATGTTGACGTACTGCCTTGACTTGGACTACCGGCCGGATGCGACGTGCGGGCGCTGGGAAGAGTTCTTGCGTGAAATCTTCCCGAACCATCCTGAACTGCCGGACTACATGCAGCGGTTGACCGGCTACGGCATCACTGGCAACACCGATGAGCAGTGTTTCGCGGTGTTGTGGGGGAAGGGTGCGAACGGCAAGTCAGTCTTCACGGAGACGCTGACGAGTGTGTTTCAGCGGGTGACTACGACTACGCCGTTCGCGACGTTTGAAGAGAAGCAGTCCGGCGGGATTCCCAACGATCTCGCTGCGTTGCGTGGTGCGCGTCTGGTCATGGCTTCGGAGGGTGAGAGCGGCAAGCAGATGTCCGAAGCGGTGTTGAAGCGGATCACCGGTAAGGACAAGGTGACGGCGCGGTTCCTGCGGCAAGAGTTCTTCACGTTCTCGCCGACGTTCCTTATTCTGCTGGCGACCAACCACAAGCCGCGCTTCAAGGGTCAGGATGAGGGGTTGTGGCGTCGTGTCAAGCTGATCCCGTTCCAGCGCTGGTTTGCTCCGCATGAGCGTGACTACGATCTCGACCGGAAGTTGATGGCTGAGGCTGAGGGCATTGCGGCTTGGGCTGTGCGTGGCGCTGTCGAGTGGTACCGGGGTGGTCTGCGTGACCCCAAGCTGATCGGCGACGAGACGCGCGAGTATCGGGAGACCAGCGACCAGCTTGCCGGTTTCTTCCCGGGCGTACTGGAGTTGACCAACGATGACACTCCCATGTCTGGCGCTGAGGCGTACAACGCGTATCAGGCATGGTGTGAGGAGGAGGGGTTGACGAGTAAGGACGTGTGGTCGCGCAAGGCTTTCTATGAGGCCATGAGCGAGCGCGGCGTGTCCAAGCGCAAGGGTCGGCTCACGGGCTATCAGGGCATCATCCTTGAGGGTGTGCGGCTCGCTAGTCCGGTGGCGGTTGCCGGTCCGGGGATCTTCGCCAAGTAGCAGCACTGAGGGGCCACCTACGCACGTTCGTAGGTGGTCCCTTTCTGTGTTTCCGGGCGGGCATACGAGTCAGCTAGAGAAGTCATGATTGAACTTACTTTCCCGCTCGCTGGCGAAGCGGTTCCGGTGCATGTTGCGGATCGCTCCGTGGACCTAGATGCGTTCATTGAGTGGTTTGAGTACGAGAGTGCGCGCGGGCCAATCGCGTTCGACACTGAGACGACCGGTCTGGATATCTTCCGCCCCGGTTACCGGCTGAGGCTCGCGCAGTTCGGCACGGGGCGCGAAGCGTGGGTGATCCCGTTTGAGCTTGGGGGCGAGTTTGCTGAGGTAGTCCGTTGGGCGCTTCGCACTGCGCGCGAGCTGTTGATCCATAACGCGCCGTTCGACTGGCTTGTGTGTGACACGCACGCTGGCATATCGCTGGAGTTCCTACACCCCAAGACAGTTGATACGCAGGTTCTCGCCAAGCTGGTTGACCCGCGCGGCCCTGAGGATGGCGGGATGGGTGCGGGACTCAAGCCGCTGTCTGCCTACTGGCTGGACCCTTCCGCGCCGGACACGCAAGCGGACCTAGTGAAGGTGTTCCGCTCGTACGGGCTGACCAAGTCAACGGGGTGGGCCGGTATTCCGCTGTGGGATAAGACGTACCTGTCGTACGCGGGCGGGGATGTGATCCTGGTAGCGCGCCTGTATCCGAAGCTGACGGGTGAGCTTGAGCGGCGTGGCGTCCGCCGTGACCTTTCGCAGTATGAGCATGAGCTACTGCGGATCACTGCGACGATGACGCGCACGGGGCTGCTGCTGGACATGCCGTACGTCATGGGGCTTGACGAGAAGTTGCGTGCCGAAGAGTCCAAGTGGCTTCGCGTGGCTGCCCGTTACGGGGTGACCAGCGTGAACAGCGGGGCGCAGGTTGCGGATGCGCTGCTGGGTATGGGTGTTGAGCTGTCGGAGCGCACTGATGCGGGCGCGTGGGTGGTGGACAAGAACGTCATCAATCCGCTTGCCGGTCTGGACATCAAGGGCGATCCGATCGGCGACGTGCCCGTGAATCCGCTCGCTGAGGCTGTGTTCCATGCGAAGCGGGCGCACAAGTGGCAATCGTCGTACGTTCAGAAGTTCCGCAACGGGGTCGACGCTAACGGGCTGATCCACCCGTCAATCAACACCCTGCAAGCCCGCACGGGGCGTATGTCGATTACGGGGGATCTCGCGGCGCAAACGCTGCCAAGCTCCGATTGGATGATCCGTCGCGCAATCATCGGCGCCGAGGGCGAAGCGGGCTTCTCTGTCGACTTCAAAGCGATTGAGTTGCGCGTGTTGGCTGCTCTCGCTGACGTCCGCAGGATGAAAGAGGCCATTGCGGCGGGTAGGGATCTTCACGACTTCACGGCGGAGCTGATCTACGGTCCGGGGTTCACGCCGAAGAACCGCAAGACGTCCAAGGGTGTTGGTCTGGGCAAGGTGTACGGCGGTGGCGCTGACACGCTGGCCAAGCAGACAGGTGCCCCTCTGGCGGACGTGAAGCACTGCCTGAGCGTGTACAACCGCATCTACCCGGAGATTGCCCGCACGGGTCGCCGTTGGCAGCGAGAGGCGCGTTCAAACGGGCTCATGAGCGTCAGCGTTACGGGGCGCATCCTGCCGGTAGACGCGCACAGGCTGTACACAGTCACGAACTACCAGTGTCAGAGTGCCGCGCGTGACGTGCTGGGGCAGGCGCTGATCAACATGGATGAGGCGGGGTTGCTGCCGTACCTGCGCCTGCCGATTCACGATGAGGTGGTTGGGTTCGCTCCGCGCGCTGAGGCTGAGGAGATCGTCCGGGCGGTCGAGAAGTGCATGACGATGACGCTGGGCGGGGTTCCGATCGACGCTGAGGGGGAGATTGGGGGCCGATCGTGGGGGAGCCTGTACGGGGCTGACTACTGAGCGCGGCTTACCGAACTATTTTTTCGGGCACCTACGCACGTGCGTATGTGGTCTACGGGTCGGTAACGAGCATGTTACGTATGGGGGTTGGGGCTCATCCTGAGGTATGAGCCCGCCTCTCGTTCCGGTCACGGTGCGTGATGTGAAGAGATTGTGTGTTGCCGGACGATGATCCTCCATGTTTAGATCCGTTGCGAAGCCGGAAACAGCGGCTCCGAATCTGGCGGTGGCAGGCATACGAGTCACCTAGAGATGGTCAGAGACTAGAACCCCAGCTAGGAGAGTCACGATCATGACTGCCACGCTCACTATGGACCAGATCCGGGCCGCCCAGAACAACGACCTTGCCGCTACCGAAGCGGTTGTGACCGCCATGGAAGACCGTATCCAGTCCCTTGCCAAGGCTGAGGCGCGCAGGCTCCAGCGTGACACCGCGTACTTCTCGGATGAGTTCGCACAGGAAGCCCGCATCGCTGTGTGGGAGGCGCTTCCGCGCTTCGCTGGAGAGACCGTTGACGACTTCTTCGGTTTCATGCACCGGACGCTGAGCGGGTCGCTCAAGGAAGCCGCGAGTGAGGAGCGCAACCCCGGTGCTGACCGCGACGCGCTCAAGCTGTTCGCCGCTTGGGTGAAGCGCTGTGATGGGGATGTGGCGCTCGCTGAGCAGATGTGCCAGACCGTTCCGCCGGAGGGTGGTCGACGTCTGGGCCGTGACCGTGCGCATGCCGCTCGCCTTGCCTGGCAGGCTGTTGCTTCGCTTGACGCCACGTTCGGCAGCGATGACAGCGACGGGGAAGACTGCACGTACGCCAACCTGCTTGCGAGCACGCTGGGCATACCGGAAGAGTTCCTTACGTCGGCTGACCTTTCGGCGGAGGACAAGCGGCAGAACGTTGCCATGGTGCGCGCTGTGCTGGACGCCATGGGGGCGCTTGAGGCGACTGTGCTGCGCGGCAACTTCGGCATCAGTGGTAGCCCGCTGTTCGGGTACGAGCGGAGCAACAACCAGGATGCGGAGTTTGCCGCATTCCTTGGCAAGACTGAGAAGCAGGTGAAGACCGCGCGGGCCAAGGGGCTCATGTCGTTCGCCAAGCGCTACATCCCCGTTGTGACCGATGGGGACGCTGACGCTGCCGCTGAGTGGTGGGAGGCGTACCAGGAGGAGCGCAACCGCTTCCGTCGCGTTGCTGCCTGACGTCAACTAGCAAGCAGGGTAGGGCACTTACGCACATGCGTAGGTGCCCTTTTCATTGAGGAGAGAGCATGCACGTTGAACTGATCGGCAAGACCATGATCATGGATCTCCCGATGTGGGAGGCGTACGGGTACGAGATGCTGCCCGCGATCCATGACACGACTGAGGCTGACGCGCTCGCTGAGGCTGCCGGACGGCTGTGCTACAAGTCGTTCGACCGCCCGAATCCGGCGACCGCGAAGAACCCTGGCTACATGGCCAACATCCTTGCTCAAGGGCACTACAGCGTGCTTGAGCACTCGTCGGCGAGCTTCCTGGTACGCGGCGTGTCCCGTGCGCTGCTGGCGGAGCTGACCCGGCATCGTCACCTGTCGTTCAGCGTCGTGTCACAGCGGTATGTCGACTACAGCGACACTGAGCCTGTCATCCCGCCCGCGCTGGTGGATGAGCCCGCCACGGTTGAAAGCCTCATCCACGCGTACGCCGATGCGGTTGCCATATACGACCGGCTGACCGCGCGACTCATTCGCAAGGGACTCCCGCGCAAGCAGGCTCGCGAAGCTGCACGGTGTGTACTGCCGAACGCTGCACCGGTCGACATGGTTGTGTCCGGCAATCTGCGCGCTTGGCGTGACGTGCTGGGCAAGCGGTGGCACGTGGCTGCTGACGCTGAGATCCGTGAGTTTGCGGGGGAGATCCTGACCAGCCTGCGCGACATCGCGCCGAACAGCTTCCAAGACATTCCGGAGAGTCCCTATGGCGCGTGACCAGCTCGACCTAGCCGCGCGTTTCACTGAGCGTCTGTGGGATTCACCGCTGGGTGATTTCCTGCATGAGCTTCCGCCGGATATGGCGGTGCAGATCGCAACCGATTTGGTCGTTGGCCTACTGATTGAGGTTTCTGAGTGAAGTTCCGTCGCCTGTTCGCCGCTCTCGCGCTGGTCGCTGCGGTGTTGTTCGGCACTGCCGCGTGTGACAACCGGGAGCGGCCCTGTCTCAAGGGTCACTACGACTACGTGATGATGACAGTTGGCAAGACGCCAACTCTGGTGCCCGTGTGGGATTGCGACGTCTACGGAAAGGCCACGCCGAATGTCTGACGCACGCGAAGCCCGCTTGCCGAAGTGGGCGCAGGATGAGCTGATCCGCCTGCGGGCAAAGGTGGTCAGCGTTGAGGCGTACGCCGCTGAGCTTCGCGAGAGTCGGGGCGAGTCGGACACGTACGTTCAGAACTACCTGCATGGCGACTACGCGTTGCCGGTCGGCGCGCGCATCGCGTTTCACATGTCACCGGACGATGGCCGGATTCGGCGCAGCGTCAAGGTTCACATGGAGGATGGCGCGCTTCACTTGCAGGGTGACGACATGCTGACGCTCCTGCCGGAAGCATCCAACTCCATCAGGGTCAAGTTCGGTCGGCGCTGGTGAGTCGACCCGATTGGGATGCCTACTTCCTGGCAGGTGCGGAGTGGGCATCCCAGCGCGCTGACTGCACCCGTAGCCGCGTGGGGGCGGTTCTGGTGAACGCTGCCCATGAGGTTCGCGGAACGGGCTACAACGGCGCTCCTGCGGGTGTTCCCGGGTGTGCGTCCGCTGGTGCCTGTCCGCGCGGGAAGCTTTCAGTGGACGAGTGTGCACCGAACAGCGATTACGCCAACTGCCTTGCGGACCACGCCGAACGGAACGCGATACGCCACACTCCGCCCACTGAGCTACCGGGGTCCACGCTGTACGTCACGCGGGAACCGTGCCCTTCCTGCTGGACACTGATCCGGGCGTGTGGCATTGTGCGGGTGGTTACACCGGAGGCAAGCACGTACGCACGTGCGTAGGTGGGGAGACGAAATGGCAAAGCTGGACCTGAGTGGGCTGGACGCGCTGCACTTCTCGGATCAAGGCAAGATCCGCTTCACGGCCAAGGATCGGATACGCGGGGATGTTGAGGTGACCCTCTCTGATCCTGAGGACGTGCTCAAGCTCGCACAGTTCCTCATGACCACGGTGGCCGTTTGGTCAGGCAACGCGACCCCGGAGGATGCCGGTTACGGCCGGATGCCGGACTGATCTTCGCAAGAGAATCCCTCGCTTCGGCGGGGGATTTTTGCGTTTCGGGGTTGCGCGGCGCAGCGCGGAGGGTGCAGTATCGGCGACGTAAGCACGAAAACAGCGACGGAGGCACACAGTGATCACGGTCAAGGCTAAGGACTTCAGCAGCAAGACCACTGACGCGAACCGCGAGCGTTGGAGCGGGGCGGACATGGCGGCGCTGATTGAGGCGCTGGACGGCGGGGAGGTCATGATTGAGACTGACAATCAGACCGGTTGCACGGTTCGCGGGACGCTCGTTGCCGTGCGGAGCCAGTACCACGCTTCGCCGCAGGTGCTCATCAAGGGTGAGGGTCACCCCGCTGGCGGGATTTGGTACCGGCTGTGGAACTGCGGCAACGTCGTGGTGCTGGACAACTTCGGGCGGGCGAAGTGGGACGCGCTCACGATCTACCGGGAGCAGCGGGGAGCGGCCATCTCGCAGGCTGTTGCGGAGCATGGTGAGGGTCGCCACTGGGGTGAGTGGACCGCCCGCCCGCTGGGTTCGGCGCGCACGTTCATGGTCTCGTATGAGCCGCACACCGGGAATCCTGCCGTTGCTGCCATGTACGGCGGGTCCGGAACCAAGCTGTACGGCGTGATGGTGACCACGAACGCGTGACCGGTAGGGCAGAGAAAACCTCGCTTCGGCGGGGTTTTTCTCGTTGGAGCACCTACGCACGTGCGTATGTGGGTGCTACTGTTGTGCCAACGCAATCGACTAAGGAGACACCGTGACCTACACCATCCGCAGCAACCGCACCACGAACCACATTGAGGGTATCGGCGCGAAGACGCTGGGCGACGGTGCCTCTGAGGAGCGCAACAGCGAGCGCGGGCACGTCGCCTACTACGCCGAGAACGCTTGCCCGTCGCTGACTCGCTACGGTCGCACGATGAGCCGTGACAAGTCGTTTGAGACGCTGGCGGAGGCTCTGGAGAATGCGCGCAAGGCTGGCGGTCGGAGGCTCTGCATGACGTGCGAGAAGGCTGCACAAGCTGAGCTTGACGCGCTGGTCGCTGCGGTTGCGGAGCTTGAGCCCGTTGAGGCAGCGCCGGTTGAGGGTGGGCACGCACAGATCATGGCCAGGGTCGCCAATCTGACCGCGCGGGGTGCCTGGCCTGCTGCGAAGCCCGCCGCACCGGTTCGCCGCGCAAAGCTTCGCCTGGGCAGTGCGCATGCGAGTCTGAATGAGCGCGGTGAGTTGGTCATCATTGCTGAGGATGCGATTCGCGGCCCGGTTGAGATCACCATGGATGAGACAGTCTCTCGCTGGCTCCGGTCGTGCTTCGCCGACATGCCTCCGCTGAGCCACGACGATGACTGACTTACCGGCGGGCAGGTGGGGCACTTACCTTGAGGTAAGTGTCCTTTTCTGCGTTCTGTAACCATGGGTAACCTGACGGGGGGTCAGGCTGTGCGTACCGGCGTCATCCAAAAGTATGAGTGTGACGTACGTCTCTGGCGTTAGGGAGTCGTTAATTTCTGTCGCCCGACAGGCTGACGGTTTCCCCCCAGGTGGCTGCCAGGATTTCGGGTATGGAACGAATCTACCGAGCAGACGTCACCTTGACAGTCCCTCAGCGCGACCCATCCGGCCGGACCGTGTGGACACCCACCCGACTCAACGGTGAGGGGCTGGCCTTCATTGAGTTCGTGCGGTCACCCGAAGAGTGTGGCCCGCTCGTTGCCCGTATCGGCGGGATCGTGGTCCAGCGCCTCAACGAGAGCCAGCACACGGGCTTCCGGATCGCTGCCAGGGGCGTTACAACCCGCATCCTGTGCGGCATGGGGGAGTGGACGCGCCGCAACCGTTACGAGCCATTCGAAAATGTGTTCGTATGGTCCGCAACGTGGGATGACCTCCCAGCGACGTGCAGACAATCAGCGCTGTATGCCCTTGAGCGTGCCTCATGAGCAGTCACAGAGACGACAGAGCCCCGTTACCCGGAGAGTGTCCGGAACGGGGCTCTGTTGCGTTTCTGGCCTTACGGGTGGCGCACCAGCGGGGAGTCTGGGGGCAGATCCTCCCAAGGGTTCACGGAAGCCCGTGCGTCGGCGCGTCGCTCGAAACCTGGGCCGTACCAGCCTTCCGGCAAGTACCACGCTGGCCCGCCGTCCCGTTCACGCTTGGCGCGGCACTCATTGAGCCATCGCATGGGGGCGGTCATGTCCTGCCACTCCAACCGACCCGTATCGGGCAGGGAGCACCAGGCAGGGGCGTTGCTCAGCTGAGTATCCGTGACCATCGTGTCCAGGATGCCGTACCAGCGCTCAACAGCACCCTTGACGGTCTCTGAGCGGCACGGCATCACGACGTAGCGGTTTGATCGGCGGGTGATTAGGCGCTCTGTCATAGCGTCAATTGTGGCCTGAACTACCCGTGGTGGTCCACCACTACGTGCACCGTCAATGCGTGCGGCCCGTACCCGATCATCCCGCGCCAATCGCCTGTGTCGGCGAGCTGCTTGCGCACCGAATCCTGATCAGCGGTCAGCCCGTGCGATACCAGGAACTTGAGCACGTCCGGCAGCGTGTCAGCGTTGTACGACGTGCGGCCGGTAAGCCCCTGTGCGGTCACCTGATATCCCATGCAGGGAGCGTATCCGTGCGTGGTCTTACGCGGGCCCCTGGGTGCCTTGTGGCGGGCTCTCGTGGGCTTAGCGGGCTTCGGGTGCCTGGTGGGTTCTACGGGCTTCCTGGTGGGCTTCTGAGGCTTCGCAGGTGTGGGCGCAGCAGTCGGCGCAGACTTCACGGTCACCACTGGCGCAGGCTTCGCGCTCGCTGTCGGCGCAGGCTTCGCGGGTGCCTTGTGGTGGGCTACCGGCAGGATCTTGGAAACCTCGCCAATGATCTTGTCCGGATTCGTCGCGTCAGCAAGCAACTCGCTGGGATGCTCCATCCATTCGTCATCTGCCTGTGCCTTTCCTGTGCGCGGTCTGGCAATGGCATCAGCAGCAGTACCAACCACAGCGGCAGCGATGAACGCCACAACGAGGAAAGCGGCAGCACGGTCGAGTCGCTGATCATGGGCTTTTGGTGAAGCGTGCTTGGCAGGCATGTGCGTTTCTCCGGTAGTACGTTTCCGGATTAGAACACATGAGCCAGGTACGGGCTAGTAACCGTCTCACGCCTTACGTAGCCGGTCGCGCTGACCTACCGCAGCAGCGAGAGCGAACAACAGCTCTGGATTGGCTTCCCGCTTGGCTTCAATGTCGGGTGCATCGGCGAGATACAGCGCGTACCCCGTGCCGTACTTCGCGCGACCGACCCGGTAGGGGATGCCAAGGGTGACGCAGGTGCGGGCAAGCTCATGCCACAGATGATCAGCGTCCGCACGGCTGAGACACCCTGTGATGCGCCTGCGGCCGGATGTGCTCATACGTCCAAACTAACCCGCTGACCAGGCACGCGCGTCCATGGGGATACCCGTGCCCGGTGCGGCAACCTCAGAAACGGCTCAGGGACTCCCTCAAGGCTTGCTCAAGGGCGCGTGCAGCAGGACCGTAGGCGGGCTCATTGGCGCGCTCCCTCCGCCGCTCTGCCACGCTGGCGACGTCTTGCACGGTGTCTGCGAGTTTCCGAATCAGCGAGCGGAGTTCTTCAGCGGTCAGTTCGGTGCGCTCCGCCATGATCAGCGCATAGGCAGCATCGTTGCGGGCGGTCCGGATTCGGTGCGCATCAGCCTGATCCGTGATCAGTTCTATGTCATCCATGGCTGACAAGCCTAGGTGGATTCGGAGTGGTCCAGAGGCCCGAATTTCCGTGGCCAGTGGCACCCGCACCTGTCTGAAGTACCTGCGCTGACCTGCGCCGATGTGCTAGAACTGCAAGTCAGTACTCTTCGGCAATCCGAAGAGTCTCCAACTAGTAGTTCTGGAGACCGCCACCATGACGGCATCACCGCAGGTCAGGCGCACCATCGGGCATACGACACCCTCAGGGCAGTACATGTCCACCAACCTCCGGGGCGTCTCCTGCCTCCGCCTCTCCGTACTGACTGACGAGACCACTAGCCCCGAACGCCAGCGGGAAGCCAACAGGAACGCTGCGGCTTCTCAGGGGATCGACCTGGGCGACCGTGAAGCCGTAGACCTGGGTGTGAGCGCATCCAAGACAACCCCGTTTGAGCGCCCCGAGTTGGGCAAGTGGCTTCGCCGTCCCACTGAGTTTGACGCGCTGGTTTTCTGGCGTTTCGACCGGGCCGTTAGGTCCATGGACGACATGCACGAGCTAGCAAAGTGGGGACGCGACCACCGGAAAATGATCGTGTTCGCGGAGGGTCCGGGCGGGCTTCTCAAGCTCGACTTCCGCAACCCGCTGGACCCCATGGCTCAGCTCATGGTCACCCTGTTTGCGTTCGCGGCGCAGATGGAAGCGCAGGCCATTCGGGAACGCGTCACCAGCGCTCAGGCTGCAATGCGCGTCATGCCGCTACGGTGGCGCGGTTCACGTCCGCCGTACGGCTACATGCCTGCCCCGCTGGAAGGTGGTGGCTGGACGCTGGTGCAGGACCCTGACGCCGTTGCAGTCCTGGAGCGCATCATTCGGGAACTCATGGGCGATCCGAGCAATGGCATTCCCGGTAAGAGCCTCGCGGCAATCGCACGAGGATTGAACGACGATGGGATTCCGTCATCTCGCGATCACTGGAGTATCAAGCAAGGACGCAAGACAGGTGGGAAGACTGGCGGTCAACCTGGTGAGACCGTCACGAGCGAGCGCTTTTCCTGGCGGCACGGAGCCACAAAGGAACTGCTGACGTCTGAGCGCCTGTTGGGTTGGAAGGTCACGGATAACCGGCCCGTGCGGGACAGCGATGGAGCACCCATCATGGCTACCGCTGAGCCAATCCTCACGCGCGAAGAATTCGATGCCATCGGTGCCATGCTGACTGACCGGTCAGTGGACAAGCCAGCGGACCGCGTGGACACCGTGGCACTGCTGCTGCGGGTGATTCACTGCGGAACCTGCGGGGGGCGAATGTACCTGCACCGCCCGTCCGTTAACAGCAAGAGCACGACCAGGACGGAAACCTACAAGTGCAGCGCGAACACAACGGGCCGCACATGCACGGCACCAGCAGGCGTTAAACGAGACTGGGCAGATGAGTACGCCGAGCGCGAGTTTCTGCGAATCCTGGGAGCGCTTGAAGTCACGCACACGCGCGCCATTCCCGGATACGACCCGCAACCGGAGATTGACGCGACCCTCGCTGAGTTTGAGGAGCACCAGGCGCAGCAGGGACGCCAGAAGTCGAGCGCAGCCAAGGCAGCATGGCAGAGGCACGCGGATGCCCTGGACGCGCGTCTCGCTGAGCTGGAGAGCAGGGAGAAGGTAGAACCGCGTACCGAAGAGATCCGGTCCGGAACGACGTACTACACGCTGTGGGAGCGGACCGACGTGGCAGGCAGGCGACAGCTCTTGCAGAACGCAGGTGCGCACCTCAGCGTGGATGCTGGCGGGCGGGGTGGGTGGCGCAAGCTGAATGAAGGGCGTGTGCACTTCTCAGTGCGCGATCCCTTCCACAGCGAAGCGGCGCTTGCACTGGCCGATGAGCCTGTGTACAACAGCTAGCGTCTCACTATGTGAGATTCAACAAAGTGTTGCACAGGAAGTGCGTCCCGGTTGGTGGCCTGCGTCCCGCGTCAGCGAGGTAGGCGCAAGCCTCTGACCAGCACTTTTATTGACTAGTGGGACGGTGGGACGAAAATCAGTAAATCTAGCATTCCCTATAGAGTTTCTTAAGGGATACCGAGATTTCAGTATTTTCGTCCCAGCGTCCCACCTGTCGTTTCAGGCATACGAATCAGCTAGTTAAGGGTAGAGGGAAATGCCCGCGCATCAAACACCAAAGGCACGCGCTTGAGGCACCCTCCATCCTGCGTGCGCTCCACGCTTCGCACTCTCCTCCGGAGCGTGTTTCTAGAGCGCCGCACAAGCGTCTTTCGGCTAATGGTAAGCCGCCCCGTTTGTCGGGTAATCCTGGTTCGAGTCCAGGCGGACGCCCGATGTGTGAGCTAGGTACTGTTCTGTCAGTGCACGTCAAAACCCTAGCAACAATGGCGCGTGGCTCAATGGGCAGAGCACCGGTGGCAAAACCGGGTACGCAGGTTCGAATCCTGCCGCACCAGCGACGACAACAATAGGGCCGCGAACCCAACGATAGTCGTAAGAGGTATGCCCAAGGTGGGAGGGAAGCTAGTAGCTACGGGGTCGCTCCTGTAGTGAACACCGGCCCGCGTGATCGGTTCGATTCCGGTTGCCTCGCACGAGCGGGAGTCAGGTAGTGCAATCCTCCGCAGCGAAACCCTGACGCTTTGGCATGTAGCTCAGTCGGTAGAGCAGGGGATTGTTAATCCCTGTGTCGCAGGTTCGAATCCTGCCATGCCAGCATTCACGTAGATGGCCCTGCCGCTGGCCAGAATCATGGCGGACTCGCGTTGAGTGCTGGGACACCAAGGGGCCTGTAAAGCCCCTGCCTGCGGGCTAGACCGGTTCGATTCCGGGGCAGCGCACGGAGTCTAGGACGACCCTTTACGGGGCTACGAGAGGCATGCACTCCCTAACCGGTGTTCCCGGTTTCCTAGACAAGGCCGCTTAGCCCAACGGCAGAGGCGTGCGCCTTAGGAGCGCAAGGTTCCCGGTTCGAATCCGGGAGTGGCTACTTGCTTGACCGTGCAACTGTGGAGAGATACCACCTAGGGCACGATGGCTGAAAGCGCTACGGCGTCGTAAGACCCTGCGGGCTTCCGGGGCAGTTCCGGCGAGTAGCGCAGCTAACTTCCGTGCACCTACGCACGTCCGTATGTGCCCCATGGCAACCGCCACGGGGCTTTCTTTGCGTTCCCGGAGGGTTGCGCGTGAGTTTCAAGACTGCCAACCCGCTTCCGGGCGACATCGGGCTAGTTCGCATCACTGGCGCTGTCGGCGCAGGCATTTCGCTGGGTCAGCGTCTAGTGGGCTCCGGGAGCTACTTCACGCACGCTTTCGTCGTGGTGGGTGACGATCTCGCTGTTCAGGCTCAGCCTGGCGGAGCGGTCCTCACAAGCCTCTTTGGCGCTGTGGATGGCCGGAGGGTCGCCTACAGCGATTTTGACCTGTCTGACAGGCAGCGTGCACTGATCTGTGCTCACGCGAAACTGCTTGTGGGCACCCCGTACAGCTTTCTCGACTACGCGGCGATTGGCGCAGCGCGCTTCACTGGCATCAAGGCTCTTGAGGACTACGTCAGCGAGTCGGGCCACGTCATTTGCTCGCAGCTCGCTGATTTGGCCTACAGGCGTGCGGGAATCGACCTTTTCCCGAATCGAATCCCCGGTGATGTTGCTCCGGGTGATATCGCGCGTCTGATTGGAGCCTGAGCGTGGCTAACTGTTCCCTGACTGCTTGTCCTGGCAATGCCGCTGTGCAGTGGAGTCGCCGACCGCATGCCGATGAGGTGGCCGGTTTACTCGCTGCCGAGAATGAGCGGCGAGCCGAAATCCTGCTGAATGCTGATCCTGAGCTTCCGCAACCGGTCTTCGCTGATCTGCCGGACGCTACGAACACCGTGATTGCGGTGTATGGCTGTGCCGCGCATGGCATCGCTTTGGAGCTAGCTCCTTTCGTCCATCAGTCCACCTGTACAGCGCCGAATGTGGCCAACCTGCCTAGCTGTGATTGCACGCCTGAGCCGCTGACTCAGACGCCACCTGTGCAGCCTGACGCGCCTGCTCTGCCCGCTGGGTGGTGAGTGTGTCTAGGCGACCCTGTTTGAATTGCCAGCGGCTTACGTCGAACCCTAGCCGCTGTGATGGGTGCCAGAGCGCTTGGAATGTGGCGCGTGGTAGTGCGACAGCGAGAGGCTACGGGAGTAAGTACCAGACGGTGCGTGCCTCTGTGCTGGCTGAGCATCGGTCTGTGTATGGGAATGTGTGCCCTGGGCATCGTCGCCCTGCACACGCCGCTACAGACCTCACTGTGGACCATGTGGTACCGCTGGCGCGTGGTGGGAGTGTGGACCGCGTGAACCTGAGTGTGCTCTGTCGTAGCTGTAACAGCTCAAAGAAAGACAGCTATCCGGCTGTGTTGTAGGGCTGAGTGCTGGCTTGGTAGTGCTGACTGTGGTGCTGGAGTGTGGTGCATAAGTATGCAGTCTCAGCCTGGTAGGTAGTGCATAGTCTGACACTCCATCAGTAGCAACACTCTATCTAACACAACATCAGAAGCAGGGGCTAAGCCTCTGACCTGCGGTTATTCATTATTCACTGACACCACGTCAGGTTGAATATCTGTGCACATTTACAAAACCGCAGGTCAGAGCACCTTTATGCATACACCCGGGGTAGTGCAAAGTCCGGAACCATGATCCTTTTGGACCCAGCCCCATGGAGTCAGACATTTTCGCGAAATTCGGGGCTTGATTTTCCTTGATCAACTTCTAGGCCGTTTGCATAGTTATGCATGAAAGGTGGTGCGACCATGCCAAGCGTGGGAAGACCACCAAAACCGGCCGAACAGAAGCGCCGACTTGGCAACCCCGGACGCCGCGAGCTTCCCGCAAGGGATGAGGTTGCCGCTCTAGCGCCCCTGAGCGCCGCTGTGCAGCCCGATCTAGGCCCGGATGGTCTCTCGCTATGGGAGAGCGTCACGCAGGCCGCTAAGGCGTGGCTAGCGCCGTCCGACTCGCCGACTCTGCTGCTCCTCTGCGAGCTGTACGACAGGCGCGCGATGCTGTCCGGTCACCTTGCTGCCGATGGCCCGCTGATCATGCGTCCCGATGGGCACATGGTGGCGAATCCGGTTATGCAGATGCTCGCCACGACTGAAAAGCAAATCGTAGACCTAGCCTCATCGCTTGGCCTCACTCCCGCTGACCGTACGCGGATGGGGCTCGCCGAAGTGAAGGCACAGAACGCTTTTGAAGAAATGCTTAGCAAGCGACAGCAGCGAGGGTGAGGGTGGGAAAGCCGTTCATCCTCACCGGAGTAGACCCGGAAGACGTAGCGCGCGGTGATGGTGCCCGCTTCGCTGAGTTCACACAGTTTCTCCGCGTGACCAAAGACAGCGTTGGCGGTTCTGCTGGCGAATTGCTGGTCATGCGTGACTGGCAGACGGACATGCTTGGTCGGGTGTTTGCCCGCCGTCCCGATGGCAGGCTCAAGCATCGGCAGGCGCTAGTGCTGCTGCCGCGTAAGAACGGCAAGAGCGCACTCAGTGCCGGTATCGCGCTGTATGGGCTGTTCGATGGTCCCAGCGGCGGTGAGGTTTACTCCTGTGCCGCTGATAAGGAGCAGGCGAGAATCGTTTTTGGCACTGCCAAGAAAATGATTGAGATGGAGCCCCGGTTTACGGGCTACTTCAAGACGTACCGCGACGCTATCGAGTTTCTGCCGACCGGCAGTGTGTACCGCGTGCTGTCGAGTGAGGCATTCACGAAAGAGGGGCTTTCGCCGCACCTTGTGATTTTCGATGAGGTGCACGCACAGCCCAATCGTGAGCTTTGGGAGGTTATGTCCCTCGCCACTGGCGCGCGACGTGAACCGCTCATGCTCGGAATCTCTACCGCTGGCGTCAAGACTGACCAGACCGGCGGAGATTCCCTCTGCTACACGCTGCATCAGTACGGACAGCGGGTTGCGTCTGGTGAAGTCGCCGACCCTGCTTTCTATTACGAGTACTGGGGAGTCCCTGAGGGTGCTGATCACACTGACCCTGACGTTTGGCTGGCGGCAAACCCTGGTTTTGATGACATCGTGTCCGCTGAGGATTTCGCGTCAGCGGTTCTACGTACTCCAGAGAACGAATTCCGTACCAAGCGTCTCAATCAGTGGGTTTCTACTGCGACCGCATGGCTACCGGCAGGTGCTTGGGAAGCGTGTGAAGACGTCAAGCAGGACATCCCGCTAGGTGCTGAGGTGGTGCTTGGGTTCGATGGTTCTTTCTCGAATGACAGCACTGCTCTCGTGGTGGTCTCCACTCCGACGGATGAGCAGCCACCGCATATTGACGTTGCCGCTGTATGGGAGAAGCCGCAAGGCTCCGCCAATGATTGGCGTGTCCCGATTGTTGACGTTGAGGAAGAGATCCGGAAGGCGTGCCGCAAGTGGCAGGTTCGGGAGATTGTCTGTGACCCGTTCCGCTGGGCACGGACGTACCAAATCCTTGAGGATGAGGGTTTGCCGGTAGTCGAGTTTCCACAGTCTCCCGCTCGCATGGTGCCCGCTACTCAGCGGTTCTATGAAGCGGTGTTGAACAAAACGATTTCGCACAGTGGGGACCAGCGCCTAGCGCGGCACCTTTCCAACTGTGTGATTCGCACGGACAACCGAGGTTCTCGGCTGAGCAAGGAATCCAAGGGTTCGCCCCGAAAGATCGACCTCGCTGTGTCCGCTGTCATGGCACTTGAGCGCGCGTGTATTGAGCCTGAAGTCCAGCCAATCGCGCAGTTCTTCAACTGGTCTGATCTATAAGGAGGCGCACCTATGCGCAAGCTCATACGCACGTGCGTAGGTGCCCTGCGTGGGGTGTCGCGTGCCAAGTTCTCTGACTCCCTTGACGTGCTGGGTATCGGCTGCCTGGTCGGTGCTGCCTATTGGTGGTTGCCGGTCGTGGGGCTGGTCGCTACGGGTGTCGCGCTTCTGTTCTTCGGATGGGTGACGCATGAGTCTGACTAAGCGCGCAAGGGAAGTCCGCGCGTTCCTTCCCAGCGGTTCGGGTGATCCCTGGGCCATTCCCACTAACGGCTCGTTGGCCGCTGTCACCACTTCGGGTATCCCCGTTACTGAGACAACGGCAATGAGTCTGCTCAGCGTGCACGCCTGTGTGCGGCTGATCTCCGATACCGTCGCCGGTCTGCCCTTTGAGTCTGTGAGGCTCGCCAGCGGGCAGGTACGCAATCCCGTTCCCACTCAGCCTACGATCATCGCTGATCCGTTTGGCGGTCTGAGCGATCCAAGCCTGCCTAAGCGGCGTGAGGGTCTGGTACAGATCATGGTCTCGCTGCTGCTGCGAGGGAATGCGTACTGTCTGGTTACGGCACGGGATGCCAGCAACCGCCCGCTACGGCTCCGTGTGCTCCATCCGGACCGTGTGGCGTGTGCGTACACCAAGGAGGGTGTGCGAGCGTACGAGATTGACCGCAAGCCCGTGAATACGGCTGACGTGGTCCACATCATCGGCATGAGCTACCCGGAGCATCCGGTGGGCATGTCGGTTATTGAGAATGCCCGCAATTCCATTGGTCTTGGTCTCGCTGCGGAAATGTTCGGCGCGCGGTTCTTCGGAAACGGCGCTCACATGTCCGGCATCATTCAGATTGAGGGTGACCTAGATAAGGAGCGCGCACGCGGGCTCAAGGAATCCTTCACCGCTTCGCATGGTGGCGTGCAGAACAGTCACGCTGTTGGTGTGCTCAGCGGGGGAGCGAAGTGGCAGCCGATTTCGGTTTCGCCGGATGACGCTCAGTTCCTTGGTACTCGCGCGGCTCAGGCGCTTGACGTCGCGATGCTGTTTGGTGTTCCGCCGCACATGCTGGGGCAGATCGACAAAACCACGTCGTGGGGTACCGGCATTGAGCAGCAATCCATGGGCTTTCTCACCTATACCTTGAGCGCTTGGCTTGGCCGGATTGAAGAGGCATGGTCCGCCATGCTCGTGAACGGTCAGGTTGCGCAGTTCGACGTCAACGCGCTGTTGCGTACCGATGAGGCTGGACGTTACGCGGTCTACACGTCCGCTCGTTCGGCCGCGATTCTTACGACCAACGAAATCCGCGCTCGTGAGAACTACCCGCCGATTGATGGTGGTGACGATATCGCCGCGCCGCTGAATTCCAACGTGAAGCCGCTCAAGGATTCACAGGCTGGCAAGTCGCAGCCGACAGCAGACGCACTAGGGGCGGTTTTGTAATGGATCTATCCACGCGGGCAGAGGCCCGCAACTCGATTGAGTCCCGCTCTCGCCCGTTTGACGGTGCGGAGCTACGTGAGGACTCTGGCGGTAAGTCGCTGACTTTCACGGGGTATGCGTCGGTGTTCGACGCTCCGTATGAGGTGAATGACTGGCTTGGCTCGTTCAACGAGACCATTGCGCCCGGTGCTTTTGCGCGGTCGCTGGCTCTTGGCGCTGACGTCCCCTTCAAGCTCAATCATGAGGGTATGACTTTGGCGCGCACTAAGAGCGGCACTATGCAGCTCGCGGAGGACTCTAAGGGTCTTCACGTGGAGGCACGCCTAGACCCTGCTAACCCGCAGGTTCAGGCACTCCGAAGTGCTATGGACAGGGGCGATATTGACGAAATGTCATTCGCCTTCCGCGTGACTGACGACATGTGGTCTCCGGACTACCTGAATCGTTCGGTCACTGGCGCTGACATCCATAAGGGTGACGTCAGCGCGGTCAACTACGGCGCGAATCCGGCTACCGCTGGTGCTTCGCTGCGTAGTGCGGAGGTACGGCGCTTCGCCAATGCGCTCCGCGATGCTGGGGGTCTCGAACCTGAGGCCAGGGAGGCGCTTCTAAAGGCGCTGACCGATGCTGAGGCTACTGAGGCTCAGCCTGAGATTGAGGCCAAGGGGCTTCTCTCCCTTCACAGTGTGCGTCTTCGCATGCTTTCCCTCTAACCGGTTCAGCCGGTCTTTCTAGCACCTACGCACGTTCGTAGGTGCTCTTTCCCATGGAGTAAAACCGTATGGACAAGCGTAAGACTATCGCTGAGCTGTCCGCCAAGCGTTCCGCGCTACGTGATGGCCTAGACACCCTGGTCACTGAGGCCCGTACCGCTGAGCGCGAGCTGAATGCCGATGAGACTGTTCGGTTCGACCGCGAAGAGGGCGAGATCCGGGGCTTTGACGCTGAGATTGCCCGCCTGGACGAGCAGGTTCGGGCGGATGAGCAGCACGCGGAGACCATGAAGCGCTATGCGCCTTCCGTCAAGGTCACCAGCGAGCCTGAGGTTTACCGGCGCGGGCTTGGCTCCAAGTCCTACTTCAAGGACCTTTTCAACGTCCGTCAGAACGGTGACGCTACCGCTGCTGAGCGCCTGCGTCGGAATGACCGGATCGTCGCTGAGAAGCGAGCCATTTCTACCGCGAATGGCGCTGGTGGAGAGTTCGTTCCTCCGCTGTGGCTTGAGGATCAGTTTGTCAAGCTCGCTCGACCGGGCCGAATCACTGCGAACCTCGTTCCGAACATGCCGCTTCCGGCCGGTACCGACTCGATCAACATTCCCAAGGTGAACACCGGTACCTCGGTCAACCTGATGTCCACTCAGAACACTGCTGTTCCGCAGACTGACGTGACTACCACGTCTATCAGCTCCAGCGTCTTCACTGTCGCGGGTGGCCAGACCATTTCTCTCCAGCTCGTTGAGCAGTCTCCGCTGAACATTGACGAGATCGTTCTAGGGGATCTGTCTGCGGCTTACGCCATGCAGCTGAATTCGCTGGTTCTGGCGGGCACTGGTACCGGCGGTAACCCCACCGGCATTCTGACCCTTGCTGGCGTCAACGCGATTGACTGCCCTGCTCCGACCGGCGGTCAGACTCTTGCGGGTCAGATCTACAAGGCTGTGGCGAACGCCATTCAGCAGATCCACACGAACCGGTTCCTTCCCCCGGACACCATCGTCATGCACCCGCGCCGTTGGGCTTCGCTGCTTTCGCAGGTTGACGCTCAGGGTCGCCCGCTGGTGCTGCCCTCGGCGAACAGCCCGATGAACAACCTGGCTAACGCTGGTGAGGTCAACTCTCAGGGTTACGTCGGGACCATGCTGGGTCTGCCGGTCTACGTTGACGCGCTGATCCCGCTGACCTACGCGGCTGACGCTGGCACCGGTGAGGACGTGATCATTGTTACTCGCGCGTCTGACCTGATGCTGTGGGAGTCGGACATTCGTGCTGAGGCTTTCCAGCAGACCTACGCGAATCAGATGAGCGTGTTCGTTCGCCTGTACTCGTACGGCTCTTTCCAGGCTGGTCGTTACCCGAAGTCGGTTTCTGTGATCACCGGTTCGGCTCTTGCCGCGCCTTCCTTCATCTAAGGGGACTGAGCCTTGCAACTGCTCTACTTCGTAGGGCAGGACGTTGGGCTCACAGCTTCACCCTTGGATGACAGCGGTAGCCCCGTGGCGGGTCCTGTAGTGGTCTCTGTGACCGTTACGGACCCGTCCGGGGCCCTGTCCCTCCCTACGGTCTCGCAGACCGTTAGCGGGGCGTATGGGGCCGTTGTCGAGTCTGTTGCGATCCCCGGTGTCTGGCTGGTCCGTTGGACTGCTGAGGGCACCGGGGTTTCGTGGGTGAGCGAAGATCAGTTCCAAGTGCGCGCGGTGGGCATTGAACAGCTCATCGACATGGCTTCGGTCAAGGCGCATTTGAACATTCCGCAGAACGACACCCGACAGGATGCCGAACTACAGGGATACATCCTCGCTGCTGCTGAGCTTGCCCGTAACCATTGCGGGCCGTTCCTGCCTGAAACTCACACGCAGTATTTCGATGGGGGCTATTCGCGGCTTGTGCCCGATTGGCTGCCCGTTTCCAAAATCCTCTCGGTTACCGAGTACTACGGTCTTAGCTCGTTCGCCATTACGGAGCAGCCGCTAGGCGCACAGATGGACGCGTTCAGCTTCACCGCTGACTACACGTCGGGGGAGTTGACTCGGCGCACGTTCGGCGGGGAAGCCGCTTACTGGGCGCGTGGTGCGAAGAACATCAAGGTTGTCTACGTCGCCGGTCGCACTGAGGACGTCCCGTACAGCGTGCGTCTGGGTGCACTTGAGCTGATCCGCCACCTCTGGCAGATGACTCAGCAGGGTGGACGCCCGAAGTTCGGCGGTTCTGCGCTGGACGGTGCCGATGGTCCCGCTGTGCTCACTGGCTTTGCCATTCCGGCGCGCGTGCTTGAGCTGTGGTCGACGTACCGCCGTCCGCCTGGAATCGCGTAATGGCTATACCCCGTTCAACTGCTCCTGCTGCCCGCAAGTGGCTGTTTGATCAGCTCACAGCGACGCTGACGCCCGACCCTGACAACCCTGCCGCTTCGCTGCTGGTCTGCTACGACGATCCGGGGCCCAATCAGCCGGATGACATCGTGTCAGTTAACAACGTGGCGCGGACCTTTGAGGCTGGCGCGTTCGTCGGCTCCGGTGGCGCTGGGTGGCTCAAGGAGCGCTACACGATCACGGTTTCGATTGACGTTTTCCGGGGTGGCGACGATGCGCAGGCCACCTACGCACGTGCACAGGTGCTCGCCGATGGCGTGGTTGACGTCGTGCGCTCTGATCTCTCGCTGGGTGGTGCGGTGCTAACCGCCACCCCTGTCTCTGACAGCGCTGAGGGCGAGTGGGACGCGGATCACCTAGGACGCCACGTAACCAGCACGATCGAAATTTCGTGCTTCGCCCAAATCTAAGGAGTCACTGAGTGGCTAAGTTCACTTTCACTGGCGCGTCTCCGCTCTACTACATCGGCTCTGGTCTCTGGGCTGAGCCCGGCAAGTCCTATGAGCTTGAGAGCGCCCCTGACCGCCTCTGGACCGCTGAGGGTGCTGCACCCGCTACCGGCCCCGTTTCGGCCCCTGAGCCCGCCCCTGTGGCTGTTGCTCAGGCAGACATCATCCACGCTGCGGAAGCCGCGCTTGAGGCGAATCCCGCGCTTGCCGCTCAGATCGTGAAGGAGGCGAGCAAGAATGCCTAAGAGTTCTGCACGGTCCGTACTCGGGCTATCCGTTGAGGCCATTCCCGGTACTGCGGTAGCCCCTAGTGTGTTCATTCCGGTGCACACCATCACGCCGAAGGACAGCGTTACTCAGCTTGTTGATAAGGGTTGGCGCGGTTCCATGGTGGACGCGTACGACGCTCAGGCTGGCGCTCTCAGCGGCTCCCTGGATTTCGATGGTGATGTGTTCCCGGACAGCATCGGCTACATGCTCGCGGGCATCATGGGTGACCTTGTCGAGACTGGCTCTGCCGCGCCGTATACCCACAAGTTCGCGCTTCTGAACAGCGGGAACGGGCAGCCGGTTTCGCAGACCATCACTGACTTCTACTCGGCGGGTACTCGCGCCTATGCGGGTGCGATGTACACCGAGCTTGATTTCAAGCTGTCGCCCGATGCGCTGCTGACCTATTCGGCCAAGACGCTGACCTACGGTTCCGCGACTGCCACTCAGCCGACTCCGGCATTTGGGGCTCTTGCTCCGCTGGCTGCTTGGCGCGCTGCGATCACCATTGGTGGCACTGTCAACAGCGAGGTTACTGACGCTGAGCTGAACATCAAGCGGCAGGTGACCATCATCAAGGCTGTGAACAACTCGCAGCAGCCTTACGCGATTTGGGCTGGTCCGGTCGCCGTTGAGGGTAAGGCAACTCTGATCATGGAGGATGACACCTACCTGACTCAGTACCTTACTGCGGCGAAGTCCACGCTTGAGCTGAACCTTGCGGTCGACGCGAACACTTCGCTTGATTTCAAGATGAGCAAGGTGAGTTGGACGTCTGCGGACATCACTCGCGGCAAGGACTACATCGAGCTTCCGATTGCCTTCAAGGCATACGCGAACACCACTGACATTGGCGCTTCGGCCGGTTATGGCCCGCTGGTTGTCACTCTCAAGAACGGCATTGCGTCCGGTCTGTACTAACCCACCTACGCACGTGCGTAGTTGCTCTCTTCCCCTTACTTACTGCACTAGGTCAAGGACCCAAAAATGACTCACATCACTCTTCCCAGCGGCGCGACCGCTGATCTCCGTCCCGCTGCTGACATCACGGAGCGGCACCGCCGTCCGCTGAAGCGAATCCAGACTCAGCTAATGCGCCTAACCGATTTCGGTGCAGCGATTGAGAAGGCGCGCAGCAGTAAGAAGCTGACCAAGGCTGATCAGGATGCGCTAGCCGCTGGTCTGGGCGAAGCGTTCGAGCCGCTGGAGGAGCTGAACGATCGGCTAGTTGTTGCTGCCGTTCGCGGGTGGTCTTACGACTTCCCGGTTGAGTACGAGAACGTCCTTGACCTTCCTGGTAGGGACCTTGATGCGCTGCGGGAAGCCGTTGCGCCGTACCTGGCTGAGCTAATGCCTGACTTTGCTCCGGCTAAGGACAAGGAAACCCCTACCAACGGCTAAAGAGCCTTGAGGGCGCTTTGGCCGGAAAGCACGAGTATGCGGCGGATGAATTTCCGTCGGAAGAGTATCGGACGTGGCGACTTTGCACGCTGTTGCATTGTCGCCCGTCCGAGCTTGAGAACGAATCGGCCGTCACGCTCGATTGGCTTCTAGCCGTTGATGACACCGTGGCGAAGCTCCGAAAGGAGAGGCAGCAGGAGGCAAACAATGGGTGATCCGATGGGCGGCATATCCGCCATCATCCGTGACATTAAGCCTGATCTAGCTGAGTTGGACGCGATTACCGCGCGGGTTGACCTTGCCACGCTGGCAGCGATGAAGGCTGCACAGACGGTTGCCAAAGCCTCTGTGAAGTCTGGCATGCGTGGCCGTCCCCGCTGGGATAGGCGTGGCGCTATTGGCCGCAGCAAGTCCGTTGAAGCGGTGAATCTGAATCTCTCCCCGCACCACGTCACTAAGGGTGGTGGTCCGGGCAAGCTGACGGGCCATTTGCGCGGGGCTGTTGGTGGTGTAAAGCGTCCAAAGCGCAAGGGTCGTTTCGGCTATACGGGTGGTGTGGGTGTGGGTGGCCCGAAGTCCATCACGGCCATTTACCGCAACGACATTGAAGGCTCATACCCATTTATGAAGCCAGGGGTGAAAAAGGCTGAACCGAAGATGGCAAAGGTCTGGGAAACCGCCTGGGGGAAGGCAACGAGAACGTAATGGCACTACCCCCGGTATTCATTGAATTTCTTGGCTCGTATACGGGCCTTAAGGCGACCGTTACGGGCGTCAAGTCTGAGCTTGCCACCGTTCGGGCTGAGGGTGGCGCGAATATGGCCAAGCTCAGCGCGATTAGCAAGGCGGCGCTACTTGGTATTGGTGTTGCCGCTGTTGCTGTCGCTTGGAAGACAACCAAGATGGCGGCTGACTTTCAGTCGAACATGCTCCAAATATCCACGCAGGCGGGTGTGCCTAAGGCGCAGCTAGCGGGGTTGGGTGATTCGGTTCTAGCGCTTGCGGGCAAGGTGGGTTTCTCGCCCGATTCGCTGGCTGAGTCGTTGTATCACGTCGAGTCCTCTTTTGCTTCTGTGGGCATTAAGGGGCCTGAGGCGCTGGACATTCTGAAGATTGCGGCGGAGGGTGCGGCTACTGGCCACGCCAATCTAGTTGACGTCACGAACGCGCTAGATGCCGCTATCGCTTCGGGTATTCCCGGTGTTCAGAACTACAGCCAAGCCATGGGTGCGCTGAATGCGATCGTCGGTTCCGGCGATATGCAAATGCAGGATCTCGCCGACGCAATGGGTACCGGTGTGCTCGCTGTCGTCAAGGGTTATGGCCTGAGCCTCACTGACGTGGGTGCCGCGCTTGCGACGTTTGGTGACAACAACATTCGTGGTGCTGCTGCGGCTACGGATCTCCGTATGGCGGTCCAGGCGCTTGCCGTTCCCGCGCACGCTGGTGCTAAGGCGCTGGCGGGTATCGGGCTTTCCACTAAGGATCTCGGCAAGGATATGCAGAAGGGTGGGCTGAAGCTCGCCCTGAATGACTTGGTCCAGCACATGCAGAAGGCTGGCGTTACGGCCAAGGAGCAGGGTGCGCTGATTACCCAAATCTTCGGTAAGAAGGCGGGTAGCGGGCTGGCTGTGCTTACCGCGCAGATTGACCGCGTGAATTCCAAGTACCCGGAGCTGACCAAGGGTGCGAACAACTTCGGGAATGCGGTTGCCGAGAATCAGGCGACGTACAACCAGAAGATGAAGGATGCTGGCGCAGCGATGGACGCGCTAGGCGTGAAGATCGGTCAGGGATTCCTTCCGATAGTCACCAAGGCTGCGGGTGCTCTCAGTGGCGTGGTTGGGTTTATGACCACGCATATCGGGGCCATGGAGGCGTTTGCGGGTGCTATGGGTGTTGTTGCCATTGCGTTTGCTGCCGCTGCTATTGCGTCGTGGAGCTTTGAGGATTCCATTCTGGCGGACCCGCTGACGTGGGTGGTTGTCGGAATCGCGGCTGTTGTGGCCGGACTGATTGAGCTGATCCTGCATTGGAAGTCTGTAGCGGCGTGGCTTGATATGGCGTGGCACGCGACCGTGAGCGGCTTGGCTACAGCGTGGCATTGGCTGGCTAGCGAGACGTCGCAGGCGTGGGATTGGATTTGCGGCAAGGTGGTTTCCGCTTGGCGGGCTACCGCGAATTGGTTCTCTGGTGCCTGGCATTCTGTGGTTGACCCGATTGTGGGCGCGTGGCACTGGATTTCGCGCGAGACTACGTCAGCGTGGAATTCCATAACCGGCTACCTGTCGGGTGCGTGGCGAAAGGCGACCGCGCCGATTGTCGCCGGATGGAATTGGCTTGCTAGCGCGACGTCAGCGGCGTGGAATCGCATCTCTGCGTTTTTCATGAAGTGGTGGCCGTTGCTGCTGGTCATTTTTGATCTGCCGCTCGCCACGCTGATTGCAATGTGGAACCACTTCCACAAGGCAGCGTTTTCGATGGCGTCGACTGCTTGGAATGCTACGGCGAATTTCTTTGTGGGCATTTGGAAGTGGATAGCCGGTAAGGCGTCCGCAGCCTGGGGCTCAATTTCGTCGTTCTTTTCCGACAACATCAACGCGACGACTAAGGAAATCTCGTCTGTCTGGAACAAAACGGCATCGTTTTTCTCGGGAATCTGGAATTGGATCAGCAGCGAAGCTAGCTCGATTTGGCGGCGCATCTCAGCCAACTTCAGTGCGGACGTTCACACCGTGGAGGCAATTTTCCACGCTGTTTGGAATCCGCTGTCCCGCTGGCTGTCGTCTCAGTGGCAGGAAATTTCCCACGTGGCGAGCGCCGTTTGGTCGATGATCAGCACGTACATCATCCACCCGATTCAGGTAGCGGCTAGCACTGTCGAAAAGTGGATTGGCCAAATCAAGACCAAGATTACAAGCGGTCTGAATGGCGCTATCCAGGCGGTGAAGAACACGCTGAGTTCTTGGGCCGATATCGGCATGAACATCGTTATGGGCATGGTCCACGGTGTTGAGAACAATGCGGGGAAGCTCGGCGGCGCGCTTAAGAACGTCGCTGAGGGTGCGCTGAAGTCGGCGAAGTCCTTCCTTGGCATCAACTCGCCGTCGCGCCTGTTCGCCAACGAGGTTGGTAAGTGGATCTCGCACGGTATCGCACAGGGTGTGACGGATCACGCGGACGTTGCAGCTAACGCTGTGCGGGGTGTGGCCCGTAAGACCGTTGGCGGTATTGGACCGGCCCTAGGTGGCACTACCTCGCCCGCGATGGCCGGTAGCGGCACCGTGGTTCAGAACGTGGTCCAGGTGACCGTACAGGGCACTGTGCGCAGCGATCGTGACCTGCGCGACGTGCTACAGCAAGAAATGTTGCGGCTTGGTGGCCGTAACTCCGGTACGTATGTGCCGTATCGCCGTTAAGCACCTACGCACGTGCGTAGGTGGACCGTAGGAAGGTACCTCGTTGTCCATCAATCAGAAGTTTCCGATCCTTGAGGACGCTTGGTCACCTTCCTACGGTGCCAATGGTGGTACTCAGCCGGTCAATCAGTGGACGGGTGTTACGCAGCGCACGCGGTATTCCACGTCCATCAAGCGCGGCAAGCAGTATGAGCTAGATACGGTTCAGGCGGGTGAGCTGACCACCACGCTAGACAACTCTGATGGCTCGCTTGACCCGCTGAATACGGCTGGCCCGTTCGCGGGGAACATTCGCCCGTTCCAGCCTTTCAAGCATCGCGCCCAGTGGTCGCCGGTCGCCAACAGGCTTCTACAGACCATCGCGACGGGTGGTGAGGGGTTCACGGCTGGTCTCATCCCGCCCACGTGGGGGATCACCAGCGGAACCGACTCCACCGGTGGCTCAATCGTCGCTGCTGGCACGGGAGTTGCGTTTGAAGAGACCAACGTTTTTCAGTTCTCGATACCGGCCGCAACCGTCGCGTACGGCAAGCCTATGGTGTTCGACGCGGGGGCGGTTGAGCCTGGACAGACGTACACCTTTTCCACCTACGTGCGGAACATCACGCCTAGCGTAAGTACTCAGCTGTACGCGGCAATTGGCTGGCTTGGCACGAACACTACGGCCGTTACGTCGTGGTCCAGCGGCACAATCGTCACCCTTGTGGGCTCCGCTACGTCCACGTGGACTCGCCTTACGGTCACCGGTACGGCCCCTGCCAACACCTACGGCGCTGAGCTACTGCTCTCGCTGCCCTCTGCTGGGCAGGTTACGGCTTGCGTGATTCAGGTTGACGCTCAGCAGTTGGAGCTAGGGTCTGCGGCTACCACTTGGGTCTACCCCGGTTACTGGTATGGGCAGTTCGCCGGTTTCGTTGAGCGCTGGACTCCGCAGTACCAGGATGCCGGTACGCGAGCCGAAGTGGCCGTTACGGCGGTCGACTCCATGGCGCTGTTCTCTCAGCGGACGATGAACGACGCGCTTACGGAAGAGATCAACGCTCTCAATCCGCGCTTCCTGTACAGGCTCAACGATCCCGCTGGCTCGCCCTCTGCTGCTGACTCAACCGGCTCGTTTGGTCCCGCTACGGTGGCCAGTGCTAAGGCTGGTGGGGCCCCGTTCGCGTTCGGCACTGACATCACGTCGGTTTCGGCTACCGGCGCGTGGTACGGGTCGGATACGGTCCTCACGCTGTCCAACCCCTCTCCGGGTGTAGACAACACCACAACCCCGCCCCCTAAGCCCACGTCCTATCTGTCGCTGGACAGCGCGGGCATCAAGGGTCCTGCAAATCCCAACCTGTGGACGCGAGTTGTCGCCTTCCGTATTCCGGCGAGCCTGAGCGGTGGGGATTCGTACGTCTGGACCGCGTATGACAGCCGGAACAATGGCCAGGGTTCGCCGAGTGGGGCAAACATTGAACTTCTCGCGACCGACAGTGGTGTGTTCTTCAGCGTCGGCGGATCGAACCAGTTCTACGGCCCGAACATGGGGCTTTCGGGCAACAAGACTGTCACTAACGGGAATTGGCACCTAGCGGTCTTCGGAATGGACGCCAACGGCGGAACGCTGATGGGCAGTCTTGACGGGGACACGAGTGCTGCGTTTGTCACCACAAACTTCAGCCCCGGTACGTCCGGCAGTTCGGTACCCACGTCCATTGCGTGTGACAGCATCGGCGCGCTGGTCGTTTCGAGTATGGGCAACTTTGCTGACTTCTCGTTCGCTGGTGACGTCGCCCTAGTGGCGGAGTTCCCCACGCTGCTGACTGCCGCGCAGATTTCCAACCTCTACAAGGCGTGGCGCACGGCTGCTGCTGGTGAGAGCACTGACGCCCGGTACTCGCGCATCCTGCGGTACCTGGGTTACACCGGGAGCACGTGGATCGACGCGGGCACGACCAAGAACATGGGTCCGTGCGACTTCAGCGGGACGGATGGCCTGTCGGCGCTGCAAGAGGTGGTGGATACGGAGTCCGGCGCTCACTGGGTGCAGGGTTCCGGGACGGTTCGGTTCCGTAGTCGCGCAGCGAAGTACAACACCCTCACTCCGGTGATGACCTTTGGTGAGGGTGTCGGAGAGACGCCGTACGAGGATCTTCAACTTGACTTCGACACAACGCACTTGGGGAACATTGTTCAGATCACGCAGACGTCGACCGGTCAGGTTTTCACGGCGCAGGATGACGTCAGCATTGCGCGGTACGGTCAGCGGCTTCTGACGCGCAGCGTGAACACCGCGAACGCGCTTGAGTGCCAGGATGCAGCGGCGTACCTAGTGAGCCGCTACAAGGATGCGGTGATGCGGGTTAGCTCGCTAAAGGTGAACCTTGCTGCACAGCCCGCCGCTTGGGGCAATGTGCTGGGTCTTGAGCTTGGGTCGCGTATCCGTGTGATGCGCCGCCCGCTGGGTTGCCCGCCGATTCAGATTGACTGCTTCATTGAGCAAATCCAGTGGGATTACGACAACTTGGGCAATGCGCTGCTGACGCTGATGTGCAGTCCCGCTGACCTTACCCCGTATGCGATGTTCGCCGGTTGGCGCTGCACTCTTGGTGCTGCTGCTGCCGTTGGGGCTACGTCCATCACGGTCAACGCGCCGACGTTCGACAACCAAAACCCGCTCGCGGCTCAGCTTGGCGTGGGTACCAAGCTTGTCGTTGGCCAGGGTGGAGCGGTGCCCGAAACGATGACCGTCAAGTCGGTTAGTGCCACCTCTCCCGGTTGGACTACCGCAACCGTCACGTTCACTGCCGCGCTGGCGCACTCTCACACGAACGGCTTCCTGTGCAGCGAGCCGCTTCCGAGTGTCGCCAATAGTGATCCGACGATCTATGACCTAGCCGCTGTGGCAAACAGCGTGAACTTCGCTTACTAGTACTGGGGTCACCTACGCACGTTCGTAGGTGGCCCCTCTTTGGAGTCCTCATGACTAACCTGCCCGTTCCCGTTCCGGCGACCGTGCAGCCTGGCAGCCTGATCACTGGCGCGCTCTGGAATGCCAACGTTGCCAACGGCATCACGTTTTCCACCAACGTTCCTATGTTCTACGGCTATCAGTCGGCGGCGCAGAGCCTCACCAACAACGCTGCTGCGGCCATCACGCTGGACTCTTCGACCATCGACACCTACGCCGGGCATAGCAACAGCTCGAATAACAGTAGGTATGTCGCGCAGATTCCAGGCTGGTACCTAGTCAGCGGCACCGTGGTCTTCGGCCCGAACGCTACCGCTGGTCGTGGGGCAACGATTTACAAGAACGGCACTGAGGTACTGGGGGCCGCTGGCTTTTCTGCCGGTACCACGCCGTTTGCTAGCGCTACCGGTATGTGTCTCGTGTACCTGAACGGGACCGGTGACTATGTGGAGCTTTGGGGCTACCAAATCAGCACCACCACGCTAGCGACCAGCGCCAGTCACCTCTCATCCATGTTGTGCCTCTGGGTGCACGCGTAAGGAGCTTGAATGCTTTACGGTAAGGACGTTTCATCTTTCCAGTCCGACACCTTTGACGTCACTGGCGACTCGTTCGCCATTCTCAAGGCTACTGAGGGCACGGGCTATCTGAATCCGCACTATGCCGGACAGCTCGCACATGCGCGGGCTCACGGCCTGGTGGTTGGTCACTACCACTTTGGTCACAGGGGTGGCGTCGCTGAGGCGCAGTACTTCCTCAAGCACGTCAGTCTGAAGACCGGCGATTTCCTGGCCTTTGACTGGGAGTATGCGGGGGAGACGCAGGCTGAGCGCGACGCGTTTATGAAGTACGTCAAGGCGCAGCACCCGACCGTGCGCGTCATTCTCTACTGCAACGTGGATTTCTGGACGCACCACGACACTGAGTCCTACTGCGGGGATGGTCTGTGGATCGCTGACCCGAATCACTCGGTTGGCCACCCTGGCATCAAGCACGCGTGGACGTTCCATCAGTACAGCTCCAGCGCTGGTGTTGACCACAACGTGGCCAATTTTGCCTCTCTGGCGGCGCTCAAGGCATGGTCCGGTGTTCCGGTCCCCAAGCCTGCTCCCGCGCCCGTGAAGGTGGCACCGAAGCCCGTGCCGAAGCCTGTGCCTGCCGCGCCGACTCTCACCACGCTGAACACCCGCGTGACTGCCCTTGAGGCTGAGGTCAAGGCTCTACAGGCCAAGGTGAAGTAGTGGCCGGACACGAGTACGGGTTGACCCCTGATACGGCGTGGGTAGTCGGCTCAGCGGTTGCTGCGGCCATCACAGCCGGTCCCGCGTACCTGGCTCGCCGGAATCGTAACGCTGCCCGCACGGAGGGTGAAGCTACCCGCAACGCTGTAACTGACGCGCTGAATCAGGCAGTTGGCGGTTTGCATGGCCGGTTGGACGTCATGTCAGATCAGCTCAAGGACGTACAGACGTGGCAGGCTGAGCACGTCACAGAGCACGCCGTGAACCGGCTGACGCGCGGCGTGAGGCTTGAGCGGCGTAGGGAGCAGCCGTGAACCTTGCTGGCCTCTGGCCGCAGATATGGCCGAACCTTGCCGCTGACATCCTCTGGATTCCGGTCGTTGGCCTCTGGCACCTAACCCATCTTGACCGCATGCTGACCAAGCAGCGGGAACACATCCTGCGCGAATTGCGCGAGCATCTAGAGAATGAGGATTCATGAGCGGCTTCTCTCCTAAGGTCACTGCCTCCACCGTTGCCGCATCTGCTGCGACTGTCGTAGGTGGCATCGTCGGCCCGTACGTCTTCCCCAACGGCACCCCCGCTGACGTGAAGGGTCTGTGGCTGGCGCTGGTCACTGCGGGTGTCACCTTTGCCAGCGGCTACCTGACCACGCACCCCGCGCTTGAGAAGGATGCGGAGAAGGTTGTCAGCATCGCGGATGAGCTTGGCGTGCCGTTCTCTCGGATAGCTGAGTATGTGGAGCCAACTCCGGCCCCTGCTCCGGTAGTTGAGGTTCCCGCCCCGGTGGCTCCGGTGGCCAGCGTGGTCTACCCGCCGCAGGTTGCTCAGCCGATTCAGTAGGCGCAGGCATACGACGCCCCTAGTGCTCATCAACAGCAAGAACGAGCACTAGGGGACACCATGCGAGACATTGCGCTTATCGGCAAGATCGGCTCTGGTAAGGACACTGCGGCGGCGGGGCTCATTGCGGGTCACGGCTACTCGCGGGTGGCGTTCGCTGATCCGCTGAAGTCCATGGTGGTTGAGGCTGACCCGATCGTGCAGTACGAGCCGTCCGGCTGCGGGCCGCTTCCGGTCCACCTGTCGGACGTGCTCCGCCGCATGTCGTTTGAGAGCGCGAAGCGCACTTACCCGGAGGTTCGCCGCGCTCTCCAGCGGATTGGGCAGGGTGTCCGCAAGATTGACCCTGACTACTGGGTGAACCTGGCACTCAAGCAGATTGAGATTTTCCGGGTGTTTGGGCTGCCGGTTGTCGTGACTGACGTGCGGTACCCCAATGAGGTCAAGGCACTTGCGGAGCAGGGTTTTCTGACTGTCCGTGTGATCAGCGATCGGCAAGACAACAGCGGCACCCATGAGAGTGAGACCGCGCTTGACGAGTACCACAGTGACTACACCCTGTTGAACAATGGCTCTAAGGCTGAACTGTTCGACGTGCTAGGCACCTTGGTTTGAAAGATCCCCCGTATGGCTTCGGCTGTGCGGGGGATTTTTGCGTTGGGGCACATACGCACGTGCGTAGGTGACTTGCGGGCGGTCGCATGAGCCACTATCGTTCCCTCTGTAAGGTCAACCACGGCAACGAGGGAGTCACCATGGCAGACGTAAACGCAGACCTGTTCGCGGAGATCGAGAGTGGCATTGAGCGCATTGCGGCGCTCACGTCGGAGGGCAACACCGAGGGCGCTGAGGAGCTGTCCACGGAGATCAGCGAGATGATCGACTCAATCAAGGGCACGGGGTCGGTCGCCAAGCGCAAGGGGTACCGCGACCAGCTCAAGAGCGCCAAGGATGCCGCGCCTGCGCCGTCAACTGAGGTTGAGCTCAAGATGCCGCAGACCATCGCTGAGGTTGAGGGTCTTGAGGAGCTAGTCAGCCTTGGTGCTGAGCGTGTCCGTGAGGTCACGGAGAGTAAGCTCAAGGGTGGGCGCGCAATCGCAGAGATCCTGTTTGACATGCGCCGCCGGATCATCCTGCCGGACGGTCTGCCGGACCTTAAGGGCCGTAGCCACGCCGCTAAGACCGCGAGCAGCGAGGTTTACGACCGTGTGACCAGTGCCCTTCCCGCTGAGGGCACCGATGAGTTTGCCGATGGTATCCGCGACGAGATCACCAGTATCAAGCGCAGTGCCCAGGATGCGATGGTTGATGTCCGGGTGGAGTACATCCGGGCGCTTGACCACTCCGGCCCTGAGGAGCTTGAGGCTTTCGCTGCTGCGGTCAAGCCCAACGTGCAGCCCAGCGAAGCGGTTGCGCAGTACTACGGCATCAAGCTCCAGACGCGCCGTGAACTTCAGGCAGAGCGACGCGCAACGGCGGAGCTGACCACCGGTGAGGGCGACATCCGCAAGGTTGCCGCGAGCATCAAGCGCGCGGTGAAGACCACGGAATCGGTTGACCCCTCTGCGGTCAGCACGCTGGACGAGAAGGAGCGGAGCGCGCTCAAGAGCGACATCAAGGCGCAGATTGTTGCGCTCAACGCTCTGCTTGCACAGCTCGCGTAGCGGGTAGCGGTGTTCCACGCTCAGGCGGTCAACAGCCGCACAGGCAGGGGAGCATCGCGACCGTTCGACAGCGCGGAGCAGGCTGCACAGAACCTTGTGATCCTGCTCCGCGCTGACGGATGGACGGATGACCCTGAGGCAACGGTCAGCCGGTTGGTATCCGGCGAGACCATCACGCACAAGCGGTTCGAGTATCACGTCTCAGAAGAGGCGTAGGAAGCCACACACGGGCGCATGAGCGCCTACTAGCCCCGTCAGACCCCAGTGGTCCGGCGGGGCTTTTGCATGCCCTCAGGCGGGCACTCACGGCTTCGGCCGCTACAGCGCAAGAGGATGGGACGGTGGGACGGAGATTTGTTAATTCCAGAATCCCTATAGAAAGTCTTAAGGCATCCCAGGATTTCAACTTTTCCGTCCCACCGTCCCAAGGCATACCGGACCCCTAGTACCTGATGTAAGCCACTACAGCCACTAGACAGGGGCCGGACGTTGGGTCAGGTACAGACAGTCAAGCGCGGCGGTTCGCGCTTCTACGTAGACCCGGAAAGGCCGCTCGTAACGGTCCCCGGCGTCACCAGCGTTATCAGCATGCTCCCCAAGCCGTTCTTGCAGTACTGGACAGCGAAGATGGCCGCAGAGCTTGCGGTGGACTCCCTGCCCATCATCGCGAGCATGGCGGAGCGCGACCGGCAAGGCGCTGTTGACTACATCAAGGGAGCAGCGACCCGCTACACCAAGACGCGCGCCAACATCGGCAGCGACGCTCACGACATGTTCGAGCGGATGATTCGCGGTGAGTACATCGGCCGCGTGCACCCCGACATGGAGCCGTACCGGCGTGGCTTCGCGGAGTTCCTTGCCGCTGTCAATCCGGAGCTGATCAGCGCCGAAGAGGTTGCGTGGTCGGACACTCACCAGTACGCGGGTAGCTATGACGCCGTTCTGCGCGTGTGGCTGCTGCCGGACAACACCCCGGACCCAACCCGCAAGGTGGGTGAGCCCGTTGACCTGATGGTGGACTACAAGACCAGCAAGGCGACGTATCCGGAAGTGGCGTTGCAGCTCGCGGCGTACTCCAGCGCTGACCGCATGATCACAGCGGACGGGTCCTCACACCCCATGCCTGAGGTTCACGGCGCTGCGGTGTTCCACATCACGCCTGAGGGTTGGGTGTTCAAGCCGATTGTGATCGGCGAAGAGGTGTTCCGGTTCTTCCTGGCGCTGCGAACCATCTTCGATTGGGACCGCGACGCGTCAAAGTCCGTGATCGGCAAGGCAATTGCGGAGAGCGCCACCGCACACATCGTCACGGGTACTCAGCGGAGGGCACGTTGATCCCTGTCTACGTCGTAAATCAGCCGGTCGAGTGGAACGAGGGTGAGGGGTGGGCACGGGGCGTCGTCGCTGACGTCGACACCTACGACAGCACGTATCCGTACCGCGTCAGGGTCGCCAATGGTGATCTCACGTGGGTCAAAGCGGATCAGATTCGGCCGCTCGGTCCGATCGGTCCCCGCATGCAGTACCGCACGCGCATCGGTCACGCGGCCCGTGGTGCCCGCTTCACGGAGTGGACAGCGCTTGAGCCTGGCATGCGCGTGAACCTTGACGGCGCGTGGGGGCTGGAGACGCGAGAGCAGCCGTACCGCACTGACGCTGAGATCGTGACAGCGCTCCGCAAGTACACCGATGAGCAGTGCGCCAACGGCATCATCTGTGACGACAAGTTCGCCGACATCCTTGGGGGTACGTTCTGATGTTCCTGTCCGAGAGCACCACGCGCAGCACTGTCCGCCACGTCAAGAACGGCCCTGAGGATCGTCTGCCGGTCTTCCGCCGCACGGCTACCGGTCTGGTCGAGTCGGAGCACAGCATCCTGCGCTACTCGACCACCACCCCGGAGCCGACCAGCAAGTGATCCGCAAGCTTAGGTGGACGCTCCTACTCGCTGTCTGGGTAGGGGCGTCCGCCGCGCTGGTGACCATTCTCGCCTTCGCATCGCTGGGAGCGTGAATGAGCCCGTACCTCAAGGCTGTGTGCTGGTCGCTGGCCCGCATAGCCGCTTTTGCTGCTGGCTTCCTGCTTGCCCAACTCCTGATTGGACATCATGGCTGAGTTCACTCCGTGGCCGAAGACGCCACGTCTGTTCCGTGACATCGTCATCACGGAGAAGCTTGATGGCACGAACGCTGCCATTCACATTGAGCGCGGCATTGCGGTCAGCGAGGTTGTGTTTCAGGTAGCGCCGCTGATGCCGGAAGAGGTCTACGCGGATGGCCACATTTGGCGTGTGACCGCACAGTCTCGTAAGCGGCTGATCGTCCCTGGCAACGACAACGCAGGCTTTGCCGCATGGGTGCGCGCGAACGCTGCGGATCTCGTCATGGTGCTGGGTGAGGGGCTGCACTTCGGCGAGTGGTGGGGACAGAAGATCGGACGCCACTACGGGCTGACGGAGCGCCGTTTCTCGCTGTTCAACACGCACAAGTGGCGGGCGCTGCAACTGGTCATCGGCGGGGCGCGGGTCGAGTCGGTTCCTGTGCTGTATCAGGGGCCGTTCAGCGAGGTTGAGATCAAGCACTGGCTTCGCAACCTTGCACAGTTCGGCTCCGTCGCTGTGCCTGGCTTCCCGGACCCTGAGGGGCTGTGCGTGTGGCACTCGCAGACCCGAAGCGTTTACAAGGTGACGCTCGACAACAACGACGCTGGCAAGTGGGAAGAGGCCAAGGCGTGATTGCCAGCGAGGTAATTGCCAAGCTGCAAGCGCTAGTTGAGGCGCACGGGGACCTTGAGTTGCGGGTGCCGATCGGCGGCGGATGTTGCGGTGAGGGTGGCTCGTACACCCCTGATCCGCCTGAGTACGTGCCTGAGCGCCGCTGGTTGGGGACGCCGGACCCTGAGCACTTCTACCTAGCGCCGTAGGCATACGGGTCACCTAGTGCAGTACAGAAGGGGCGAGCGGATGTGCTTCGCGAAAGCTTCCCGCTCGCCCCTTTCCCAAGTCGCTTCACAGAGGAGAGAACCCCTATGGCCATGCGCATTTTCGAGACCGACCCTGAGGCAATGCCGAAGCCCCGCGTGACGTTCGATGACGGGACGATCGGCAAGATTCATTCCGGGAAGGTGGTCAACAACCGGCCGGTTTCCCTGCCTTTCTGGCGGTTCTCGACTGGTGAGCACAGCGTGGCGGATGCGCTCAGTGAGCTGTTCCGCGCCCCGAAGGTTGACACCGGTTCGGAGAAGGAAAACTTCCTCGACGTCGAGACCGAAGCTGACAGCGTGCAGATCATTCTGTCCGGCCCGTCCGCGATTCAGTCGGACATGAAGCAGTGGATCAACGGCAAGCTTGTCCACCACTGTGACGGAGTCGAGTTTCTGTCTCCTTCGGAGGATGAGGGACGCCCGTGCGGCTGCCCGATGTTCTTCAAGGACCGCAAGGAAGCGGCCAAGAGCTACCGGGGTCCGTCGCCGAGCATCAAGGTTCTCTTCAAGCTCGCTGACGATCCGGAGCTTGGTCTGTTCGC